GCAGTTATTCGATTCCTCCCTGCACATGCCAATGCTGAATTGCCATGGACTCAAGTATGGAGTCATGCATTTCAAGGGCCAGGTGGTTGGTACATTGAGAACAGTTTAACTACTATTGGTAAAAACGATCCTGTCGGAGAACTTAACAGAACTCTTTGGAATAGTGGTCGTGAATCTGATAAAGACATTGCTCGTAAGCAAAAACGTAAGTTATCTTACTATGCAAATGTTTATATCGTAAAAGATTCAAGTAATCCTGAGAACGAAGGACAAGTCAAACTATACAAGTTTGGTAAGAAGATCTTTGATAAGATCACTGCTTCTATGCAACCTGAGTTTGAAGATGAAGAACCAATCAATCCTTTTGATTTTTGGAAAGGTGCAAACTTTAAGTTAAAGATCAAACAGGTTGCTGGATTCTGGAACTATGATAGTTCAGAGTTTGGTAAGACAGAAGCACTTCTTGATGATGATGCTGCGTTGGAAAAGATCTATGATCAAATTCATGATCTTACTGAGTTCACTGCTCCCGACCAGTTCAAGAGTTATGAAGAACTTAAAGCACGTTTAGATTCTGTTCTTGCTAGAAAGGCAGTTGTTACACCTCAAGTTGAAACCGAAGAATTAGAAGATCTAAGTGAAGGGTTAAATCGACCATCACAAACAGAACTAGATCAAATATCTAATCTCTCTGCTGCTGCAACGGAAACCACGGAAGATGAAGATGACGCACTAAGTTATTTTCAAAAACTCGCTGAAGAGTAAACAATAAGAAAGGGGTCTCACGACCCCTTTTTTTATGACCCACTAAGTCTTGGGTTAAATACTTTCTTTAAACTCTTTGTAACATAGTCGCTAGAAGGTTTATATTTCATAATTCTCCTCATATCACTTAGGTATACATCTAAGTAATCTTTTTTCAGAACTCTTATTCTTCTTTTTGCATCATTTTCATTAACTTCATATTGATAGTTAGAAACTGCAAATACATTACTACTTAGTATCTGATCGCCATTTGCATCTTTAACTGTTCCTACATTATCTACTGTTGATGTTGCATTAAGAGTTTCCCCAGCAAAGCTAATTTCTGCTTGAAGAGTATCATCCAAATAACTACAATCAAAATTGGAATCTACTCTAAGACCTTCTGGAACTACTAATCTGGCTTTCTGATCCATGAATAATTCTGTATCATAATGATGAACATTTTCTAATGCACTTTCACTACCATATTTTTCAATGATATAATTTTGGAAATCAACAGAATTTAAAGGCCATTGCTCATGATAGTTGACAATGTTATTTGTTGTTAGAATAACCCAGTCATAACGAGGATCTCCATATGCCGCCTCTGCCGTTTGATCTGGTCTTTCATCTCCAACAATCATATAGTCACTAAACGCAGTGGCGACACTCCCAAAATCATCACGAAGTTTTGGCCTTTTGAAGATATTTTTTACCCTAATAGTTTCATTACTAGAACTTCTATCTGTAGTTCTAGAGACATAATCTATATCTGGGAAGTAAGAAAAATATGAAGCCATTAGTATCCTATCTCCGCGCTGCCAGGTGAGTCTTGTCTGATGAAACTAATAGGGAATAAATCTCCAAGTGATCCTTCACTACCATCATATTCTCTTCCTTTAGCAACGTTTGGTTGATAATCTGTATTGTATATAGGTTCAAGTTCATTAAATCTGAGAGTCATCACTACAGAAACTGGCATCCCACCTTCATATGCCATCCACTGTCCCTCTGGAGCATAGTTAACACTTATATCTGTCAGAGCACACGGTTTGAATTTATTTACTCCCATAATATCCCTTTTGTCCCTAGTCAAGTACCTAAGTCGGAATATATTGGGTGTGCCTAAGAAATATGATGGCCCTCCAGCAGTACCAACATCTTTTCTACCACTTTCTAGTTTTTCGAGTTTTCTGGGAGCAGACCACTGTTTGAAGGCACGAATAATCATTCTTACATTTGCGGCCTCTAATTCATCTCTAGGACTCATTTGCCATTGAAACTCAAAAGATCTTAGAGCCACACCAGTAAATAGAAGTTCTGTATTTGAGTTTGCTACAACACCTAAAGTTCTAGAAAGAACTGCTTCTGGTGGAATATCATATCCCATATTACCAGACAACTGACTTATCATATTTGCAGTCATAGCTGTTCTACCTGTTTCTCTTTGCATCCTTTCAACTGCTTGCCCAGCTCTTCTAGTGATACTACCTGTGCCTATATTATCAAAAAATAGTGAAGCTCTTAAGGGGTTTGTAGATGTTTGTTGAATTGCGGTTGCAGATCCATTATTTAATTCGCCATCATCCCACATTCTTGGGTTTCCATCCATCATATTGTTAGGCATTGGTAGTTTGATACCAGCACCTAATTTTTTTCTGAATGGTGTTGATCTCGGCAAACCAAATCCAATGTTAGTGTCTCCCATTGCGGTCTTTCTATTAGCAGAATTCAAAGCATCTGCATATGGAGCGTTATATCCATAACACTGAATGAACATATGATCCATATTATTCATCATATCCATAGGATACTTTACAATTCTCTTAAACAAGATATCACTATCACTATCATAATCAGCTAAACTATGATATGTTCCAAAGTCTCTAGTAGGGTGAAGCCATTTTGTCCAATTATTTTTCTTATGATCTGAGTTTACTCCAAACATGTTTGGATTATAACTTGATAACGCTACTGCATTGTCTATATTAAATATCCCTTGACTACTTTTACTATGGTCATAACTATCACCATTTTTACTATAAAATGAAGCCTCATCAAAACTTACAACGTTAACGGTTTCTACTTTAAGAGTATTTGGGTTTAATTTCTTTTCAGTTTTGTAGTCTTCTGATCCTTCATCTAACCATGCTGGAGCCTCATCGCCACCCCCTGTTGTTTGTATTGTTTGTTTTATCCCATTCTTAATAGTGTTATCAATTCTCTTTCTATCCTCTTCATCTAAGAAATAACTTTTACCATCATTACGCAACATCAAATCTAGATTCCACACACCATTTGAATAAATTGGTTCAGCATTTGGAATAACTTTTCCGTTTCTATCTACAGGTAAAACTCGAGCATTTCCTGACCCAGAATCATAGAATAGGCGATAACTTTGTACGATTCCACCAGAAGTATCCTGTGCAAGACCACCAGTAGCACTTTTACCTTGTACATGTTGTATGACTTCATATTTGAGTGGATTTATCTCATCTCCAGCGCCTGCATTTGTTATTGGTTCTGCTTGAGTCATTATTTTCTCCAGTTAAACGCTCTGTTCTTAGGGTATGTTCTTCCTGACTTACTGATGAATCTTTCTGTAGGAAGTAATGAAATGCCGCCCCAATCTTCAGTCTTAGGTACTTTATATAGAGTGCCCATTCCAGAAAATAGGTATTTGTGTATACTATTTTTGGGTACTACAGACCCGCCACCGCTATTTAGTAAGCTTTCTGCAACTGCATCACGATAATCTGGATTGATGTAATGTAAATTGCATCCTAAGAACCCATCTCCGTCAAATCTTAGGGCTACTGCTAATGGTTGAACATCCCAGAATGGATACTTTTCTGGATATGCAACACTATATGAGAAAAAGAATAGAGATCCTAGTGTGATACCACCAGTGTCTATTGTATCTGAATCCTCCACTTGCAGATCAGCCAGAGCACTCTCTAGTGCATTGACATACCAAGCACTACTTTTTGTATAACCTCCAGTTTGTTCTTTAATATCTTCTACGATCATGTGAGATGCCTAAATCGTCTTCGGTCATAATTTTAAATTCATATTTTCTATCAGCACAGTATTGTTCTGCTGCCTTCCACTTTGCTTCATTTATAACCCATGCTTGAACATCATGAGCCCATGATTTACTTCTCCTCTTAGGATTCTTAGGTGGAGCTTTACATTGTTTTTTTGGTTTTACCTCAATTACCACAGATCTTTTCTTTCCATTTGAATCTTGATACTTGATAAAAAAGTCGGGGAAGTATCTGTGCATCTTTCTATCTAAAGGATTTTTATATGGTATCCAAAACTCTTCTGATTGCCATTGACTTATATTTTCTGTTAAATCACAGTATTCCATAAACTTTTTTTCCCAAAGAGAACGATAAATGATCTGTGTGGGATCGCCTTTATATTTTTTGGTATGTTTTGGTTTAAATTTTCCTTTATAAGCCATATACATAGTATGGTAAGTCATAACTTTATTTAGATGGTAGATAGTATTAAAAAATATTTTCAAAGAGTAGGAAGATTGCCTGCGGGCACTGATATAGAGACATTTGACTTAAATAATCCTCAGAGCCTCTTCAATTTTGAAACGGCATTGGGAGCTCCCTCTTTATCTAATTATTTTAAGGTTTCGATGCAGATTGCTTCAGAAAACGCATCTCCAACGTCTCAATTTCCTGCTGATGGCACATCAAACCTGAATGAACTTAATCAAAATTCACAAGATAGGAAGGTGGCCGCAAGCTTAAATCAATGGTTAACAAGTGCTGGGTGTTTTGATAAAACTTATGGAGCAAGTAGATATGAATTACTTGCAAGTGAGGCATCATTGCCAGGTACAAGTATGCAAGTTGTACAAGAAGTTGGTAGTAGACAAGGTATAAGAGAAAGATTTGCCACACAGAGAGCATTTACTGACATTGCTATTTCTTTTTATGTGACATATGATTATAAAAGTCTTAGATTATTTCAAGAGTGGATGAATTTTATGAATCCACTTTACATGGGTCAAGAGGGAAACACTGCTGGTTCTGCGGAAAGAGGAGGATATCCAACTTCGGGTGATAAAAACGCATTTTATAGATTTAGATATCCAAATCATTATAAAAAAGATATTCAAATTACTAAATTTGAAAGAGATGTGAACTTCGGTAATACTGGTAGGAAATTTAGAGATAATTTTACTGATAGTGAGGGAAGGGACTATGACGATCAGTTCTTCACAGGAACTTCAATGCAACATGAGGGTTATCAACCGAATGTGATAAGTTACAACTTCGTAAATGCATTTCCAATATCAATACAGGATATACAGTTAAGTTATGGTGCTGGCCAAGTTTTAAAAGTGACAGTTGATTTTGCCTACGATAGATACTTCATGGTACAGACAACTAAAGATAACATTGATGCTACAAGTCCACTAGGAATAACTCCCCCAACTTTGAGTTCCTAAAACCCATCTAAATAATAACGAATAATTACTTATCATGCCTTTACCAAAAATTACTACGGCTCAGTATGAATTGAAATTGCCTTCAACTGGAAAGACCGTAAAATACCGACCATTTTTAGTAAGAGAAGAAAAAGTTCTCATACTCTCACTTGAAACAGAAGATCAAAAACAAATTTCTAATGCTGTTAAACAAGTTCTCAAAGAATGTGTTTTAACAAGGGGTGTAAAGATTGATTCTCTACCAAGTTTTGACATAGAATATTTATTTTTGAATATTCGTGCTAAGTCTGTTGGAGAGACTATCGAACTTGTTGTTACATGTGGTGATGATGGAGTGACAGAAGTTCCTGTGAGTGTTAGTATTGATGACATTGAAGTTATTAAATCTGAAGATCATTCAGTTGATGTTGAATTAGCAGATGGTTACACTGTCAAGATGAAATATCCTTCATTGAATCAGTTTATAGAAACTAATTTCAACAAAAAAGATGATGATGCTGTCGAAAAATCATTTGAGATCGTGGCATCTTCTATTGATATGGTATATAATGATGAAGAGATGTTTTCAGCATCTGAATGTACTAAAAAAGAATTGAAAGAATGGGTCGAATCCTTGACATCTGAACATTTTCAAAAGATTGAAAAATTCTTTGAAACTATGCCTAAATTACAACATACAATCAAAGTTGTGAATCCTAACACTGATAAAGAAAATACTATAGTATTAGAGGGGCTATCGGATTTTTTCGCCTAAGTATGTCTCATGTAGATCTTGAGACATACTTCCGAATCAATTTTGCTTTGATACAATACCATAAATATTCTCTATCAGAAATTGAAAACATGCCTCCTTGGGAAAGAGATGTGTATGTTGGTTTACTTAAAATACATATTGAAGAAGAACAACTAAAACAAAGAGCTAAAGAAGCACAAGCAAACAATGGCTAAAGGGGTACTGACATCTAAATTTCTCAAACGTGGCGCCACGACAGCTAATGCTGCGAATAAAGTTAGTAAATTTAAAAGATCTACTAGTTTATTGCCCAGAGGAAAAAGAATCAGGATAAAGAAAGGTGATACAAAGGGTATTGTTAATGTAAAAGGTAAAAAATTACTTAAAGATTCACCTGATAAGATAAGACCAATAACAAAGGATACAAAGATACCTACTGGAACGAAGATCAGTAAGGTTGTAAAGAATATAGCAAATAATATACTTCCAAGTCTAAAACAAGAGGTAAGAGAGGATACAGAGAAAGTAACTGATCCTAATTCTTTATTTAATTCAATATTTTCTGGTGGACTTGGAGAGTTAGATAGATTTGGTTCTGCTCTTGATAAAATGTCAAAGAACCAGTTACCATTCCTTGAAAGAGCGAGTAAACTAGCTGTAAGTTTTGTAGATGCCCTAGCCAGTGGTAAAAGTGGCGGTGGATTTATGAGAACTGTAGGTAATATATTAAAAGTTGTTGGTGCTATTGGTGTGGCAGCATTAGCAGCACCATTTGTTGGCCCAGTTTTAGGTGCAGTTGCTACAGTTGGTGCGATCACTGGTGGAGTTGTTCTAGCTACAAAAGGAATATCTGACTTTATAAGAGGAAAAGGATTATTTAAGGGAAGAAAGGAGAAGGAGAAGAAGAAAAAAGAGGATAAGCTTTTTGCTAAATCTCTTGATAAACTTGAAGGTATCATGACTCTTCTTGAGAAGAGACAAGAACCTAAAGAACCAGTACGACCACCAGAGGGTGAAGCGAAAAAGGAGACCACTGCTAAATCATTAGAAACTCCGATGGGTGGTGATGTAGAAAATGCCACAATCGAAATAACCGATGATGGGAAATTTATAGTTACAAGAAAACCAACCACAGTAGAAGAAGATATTACCGAGGAACAGAAACCTAAAGGATTGTTGAGAGCAATTACTGGTGTCGCAGACACTTTCACAGGTGGTATATTTGACTTTGATAAGAGAGGTGATACCAAGTTTCAAGATATGGGACAAGGAATTACTGATCAACTTACTATGGGAACTACTGACTTTGATGGAGAGGGAAGAAGTCCTGTGCAAAATGTGATACAGAATATCTTTGGTCTTGTTAGAAAAGGATTGAAAGGAGATAAAGGAGAAAAAGGTAGTGTGGGTCTCGGTGGTGACAGGGGATTAACAGGAAAAGATATTGTCTCTAGGGTAATGGGTATAAAGGATCAGGCAACTGAGTTCACTCTTAACTTACCAGCAACAAAATTTGCTAAAAAATTACTCGATACTGGAGTAAACGCCATATTAGGTGGCCCTGTGATGGGAGAGGAGATAAGAAGTATGGATGATATGCAACAACTTCAATTGAATGTACCATCAGAAGTAACTACATCTAAAGTAGAACAGGATCTTTCTCAACTAAATGAAAGACAGTCAGTAGCTACTGATGTTGCTAAAAATGTTAAAAAAACTAACGGTGGCCAACCAATGGTTTTACCTTTGGTAACAGGTGGTGGAGATCTTGTAGGCAGAGAAACAAAAGCAAACAAAAATGTATTACAGATGAATCAGTCTGGTCAACAAATCCCAATACTGGCTGCAGTTGATCCAAATAACATGCACATTCCTAGCACTTACGCAGTGTTGAACATTATAGACGCTAACAATGGATTGTAATGATTAGAAACACATCCGTATCAAATTTAATAGTTCAACAGAAAGCTCAGAAGTCTGTAGATCAGTCTAACTCTAAGATAGAGAGATTTACAGGTTTCTTAGATAGAATCATGCTCAAAAATGATCCTCCATCTGACTCTAAGATTGATAAGGCAGAGAAATTTGCTAAAGATAGAGGTAAAGGTAAGAAAGATCCAGACTCATTCAATAGACTTGGAGTTCTAACTGGTAGTGTTTTTATGTTACCTTTCCTTCTTGCAAAGGGATCGAAAACAGATGAAGTAGATCCTGAGACAGAGTTGAAGGAGAGATTTGGTGGTGACGAACAGTTGATGAAAGAACAATTAAAGAAGGAAGATGATCAAAGAAATGAAGGATTGAATACAGTTAAGAGCGCTGTTAAGAAAGATGACAAGGTGGCTTTACAAAAACGTAGTGATGTTGATAAAATAAAAGAACCCGAAGTTGATGATCCAGAAGTAACTGAACCAGAACCTAAAATTCCACAAAAGGGTGAAGAAAAAGATCAAGAAGAGAAAGAAGAGGAGAAAAAAGAGGAGAAAAAGAAAAAGAAAGTAGAAAAGACCAATGAACAACGATTCAAAGAATTAGTTGATCGGTTTGAAAAACTATCTAAAGGTCAAGTATTCAGTGGACTTAATAGGGATGTGATCAAGGGAGCTCTCAATAAAGGTAAAGAGGCAATAGGTAACGTGTTTAACTTTTTTACAGGAATACAACCAGCTGGTGCAGTTGATATGAGTAATCAAGTGCAAACTGTATCAAATATAAAAGAAGTATTTCTACAGGATAACACTACCATAAAAAATAAAACTGTTGTACAAAATAATGAGGTAAAACCTCAAGAGAATGTAATGGGAAAACCTGTAAAAAAAGAAGCCGTATATGATCAAGATCTTCCTATAGAGGAAAGGAAAAAGATAATATATGAGATGGCTGTAAAGGCTGGTGCTGAATTTCCAGAAGCAGTTGTTGCACAGTATCAACTAGAATCTAAGGCGGGAGATGATGTAAGTGGAAAGAACAATTTCTTTGGCTTGAAAGCATTACCTGACCAAGATTCAACTGCAAAAGTATCTCCAGAGTATGATGCTGATGGTGAATCTAAAGTTGAATCACAATTTTTGAATTTTGATACCCCTCAAGATGGAGTGGATTATCTTGTCAAAGTATGGTATAAAAATTATAAAGGTTATACTGGTGTGGAAACAGATTCTAAAGATGCGAACGAAGTGGCAGATAAATTACAAAGTGAGGGTTATGCTACAGATCCTAATTATGCTAACAAGTTAAAGAGAGTGTTAAAAGAGAATAAATCGTTAATTGATAAAATTAAAAAAGGTGAAGCAACTCCAGAGGAAATTAGTAAATTGCAAATTAAAACTGGATTTAACGTTGCAGAGGAATTGGCATCTGTAGAAGACTATAATGAAGAAATGTTCGGTGATGGTGAAGGTATGACTGTTTTTCTTGTGAATAATGATGCAACATCTACAACTGTTAATGGAGGAGTACCCACACCTCCTAATGTCAGTAGGATACCAGGCGGAAACCAAGTGGTTCCAGTATTTGATCGGTTAGCTGTGGTTCAACTTCATCAAATTCACGCTCTAGGTGCCTCATAATGTCATCTCTCAATAAAGTAGATATAAAAAGATGTGTTATTACGCCAGCAGATAGTGCTGGTTCTGTGAACTTGGAGGATCTTGAAAAAACAAATTCTCATGACTATGCTTTAAATCAAAGTGTAGTTCATGTTGATTATTTTGAGGACATTCTATCCCCATCTATAACCGTATATGTACATATATCTGAGACTAATAATATTCTTTCTAAACTTGAAGGTGGGGAAAGTAAGGGTGTGAGAGGATATGAAAGAGTAGATCTACAGGTGGCTATAACTCCTAAAGATACTCTAGATTTTGGTGATCTCAATGGCAATCCTTTATTTGTCACTGGTATTGAAAATATCAACAGAACAGAAAGTCAAGCTACATATACTTTAGTTCTCAGCACTATGGGTAATCTGAGAAATGAAGGTTCTAGATGTGTAAAACATTTTCCCAGATCAACAATTAAAGCTCACATTGAGGATATATTAACTGATAAGAACGGACTTGCTATAAAGAAAGAAAGAATAAAAGTAGACCCTACATCTAATACCTATACATTCATGGGTAACAATCGAAAACCATTTTATATTTGTACTTGGTTATCGCCAAAAGCACAACCAGTGAAGAAAGGAAAGGTTGATGGGACATCTGGATTCTTATTTTTTGAGGACTATGAGGGTTATAAGTTTAAGTCAATTGACAGTTTATTAGATGTAGCTGGTGCTGAACAACAATATGTAAATGAAAATAAAGAAACTAGTGGTAAAGATGTTTTATCATATGTTTTTTCCACTAGTATTGATAGGGCAGAGGACTCTTCAAATCAAAGGAAGATACTCGATTTTTATATTGATAAAGCTGTAAATATACAGAAAAATTTAAGAGTTGGTTTGTATTCAAACTTGACAATGGTTATAAATCCGTTATCATGGGTAACAAGGGGCGAAATTCATAATCTACAGGATCAAGTAAATAAAAATGATGGCATGACAACTGCTGGTGAAAATGTACCCATCCCTAAATCTAAATTTTTTGGTGATAATCCATCAAGACTTTTAGTTAGAATTAGTGATCATGGTATGTTAGACCCTACGTTAGAAGCCGATGATGATGGACAGGCAAAAGATTCTGGTAGAAACCCTGCCGACATGGCAAAATCATTTACCAGATATTCACTGCTCTTCCAACAGTCGCTAAATATTACTGTACCAGCTGATATGAATTTGAGAATAGGTGGTCTTGTTAACATCATAGTTCCTGATGTTGGCCCATCAGATGCCTCATCTACTAAAGCTGCTGATAAAGTGGTAGATCCAGAGATCAGTGGAATTTATTTAATTCGTGCTGTAAGGCACCACTTTGAATTAGGTGAAGGAAGGAACGTAACCTCGTTGAATCTCATACGAGATTCTTACGGACTCAACTAGGAGAAACTTATGGAATCAATAGAAAAACACATAGAAAAAGACAAGAAGATAGTAGAAGATCCTCTATCAAGCCCTGCAGCACGCAGACATGCTAAGGAAGAACTGCATGAATTGGAAGAGTATGCAGAACATCATAAAGAAGAGATTGAAGCGGGAGATCATCATGACCCCAATGCTTTAGAACTATTTTGTGATATGCACCCTGACGAACCAGAATGCTTAGTTTATGACGACTAATGTTAGATAGCTCTCTACTAAATACCAACTTTGTTGGGAGAGATGGATTCATATGGTGGATTGGCAGAGTCGCTAACCCAGACGTTTGGCGTAACGAATCTACCGATCCAGAAGAAGGTTGGGCATTTAGATGTAAAACCAGAATAATTGGATACCATACCTTCGATGACGAAGTGTTGCCAGATGATGCATTGCCTTGGGCTCACGTTTTAGTAGATGCATCTAAAGGTGCTGGCCAAGGATCTATAGCATCAAGTAATCAGATGCTTGGTGGAGAGACTGTTTTTGGTTTCTTTTTAGATGGTGAAGAAGCACAACAACCAGTTATTTTTGGTGCTTTACCGAGAAGTATGAAATCGTCAGAACCACATGGCCCTGACAACACAAGCAAATCGGAACTACCTATATTCACTGGTAGAACTATTACTGGAAAGACTACATATCCCCCTGCTAGTGGTGGAGATGCTACAGGTCTCAATAATAATGCTGGTAAGAAAGTTGGAATATCAAGCACTCTTGATCCAAAAAGATTTGAAGGTAATACAACCGTAACACTATCAGACAATTTTGATCCTACAGGTTTAGGCCCTCACACTTTCAGTAATGCATGTGAGAACGATGCCTTCAGTGATATAACTCATGCAATAGGAAGTTTTCTTACAACTATCAATGGTTTGACAGAATATGCTGGTGAATATATTGATACTTTCAGAAACACTGTAGTAGATATCCAACAAATGATTGGGAAAGTCTCTAGGATAGTGAATGGTGCAGTAAAGAAAATAATTAGATATCTAAGAGATAAAGTTTTAAAATTCTTGGGGAAAAGATTTAGAGACTTTATTGCACTAATAGTGCCAGAACCACAACAGAGTCCTATTATTCAAGCCTTCAAGAGAATAATGGATTTTGTCTTCTGTATATTTGATAAGTTAGGTATCGATATTTTGGGCAGTATTAAAGATTTGTTCAAAGAGATGGTCGGTAAAGCATTGAATCCTACTGTATGTGCTATCGAACAGGCAGTCGGTGCGATCATGGGATCAATCAACGATAGCCTTAGTAGTTTACTAAGACCAATAATGAGTGGATTAGATTGGTTAACAGGGGCAATAGGTGGTATTGGTGGTTTACTAGGAAAGGTAAGTAGTTACATTGATATGTTATTATCATTCTTAGCTTGCGACTCTCTACAATGCAAGGATTATGATGATTGGATACAGGGAGAAAAAGGTTTCAAGAAGCCACCTACAAGTTGGTTAAACATTTTAGATGCTTCTGAAAAAATGAAAGCTCCAATAGAGGTCACAGCTTCAAATAAATCTGTATTTGACAACCTAAGTGATGGCCAGATGAACAGAATACTAGAAACTCCTATAGGAGAATACTCTCCAGAAGGTGTTACAGTAACTGCTGACACTAAAGAACAACTTACAGCTTATATACGACAATCAGATGAGACTAAAAAGAAAAACTGGAGATTGAACAATGTTTTTGTCACACTTAACGAATTAGCTGAAGAAGATTATCCACCAAACTTTAATAATAAATTCTCCTTATTAAGTATCTTAGGTAATGAAGCACAAGCATTCTTTGATTGTAATGAGAAGACAAATAATCCTAAAACTCAAGATGATTTAGGTAGAGGAGTTCCGCCTGGATTTGTATGGGGTGAGTGTATACCTCCAAAGGTAGAGGTTAGTGGTGACGGAACAAAAACAGCTGCATTACTTCCAATAGTATCATCTGTGGATGGAAGTATATTGACATTAGAGATATTAGAAAAAGGATTTGGTTACACTACTAGACCAACTATAACCATTATTGATAAAACTAGACATGGTGGCGGTGCAAGAGCAGAGGCAATTTTGGATGGTAATGGATCTGTTGTAGGTATCTTCATGTATTCCACTGGTTCTGGATATTGCCCATCAACTAACGTAGTTCCTCCAAAATATCCTGTAACAGAGGGGCCTGGTATTGGTATTACAGGTGGTTATGGTGATGATGGAACTAATTTAGATACTGTTGCTCCGTATATTACATTCACTACTCCTTCTGATGATGCAGTCGGAGTGCAAACTGCTGTTTCTTTATCACTCACATTTAATGAACCTATTGTAAGGGGAGTAGGAGAAATCTCTATAACAGAACAAACAACCAACATTGTTCATGAAAGAATAAATGTAAAAGATCCTAGTATAACTTTCTTGTCTGACAGAATTATACAAATTGATCCTAAGAAAGATTTAAAATCTAACACAGAATACTTTGTTTCAATGTCAGAAGGTTCATTTAAAGACTTGAATGATAATATGTTCGCTGGTATCGCAAGAACGGACACATATAATTTCACTACTAGAGGTGTTTCTGGAATAGGTAGTCAGGCCGTAGGTATTGTCACTTCTTTGATCGCAGTCAAGCCTGGATTTGGATATACTCCTGGCGATTATGGTATGGTAGGTCAATGTAGGTTTGATTTTGTGTTGACGCCTGCTGGATCAATTGTTGGGGTTCAAAATATAAATTGTTCAGATAAACATAACATAAGTCCAGATGTAACTTTAAATACCACTACAGGTCTGGGTGCAGAATTAATTCCTGTAATATCATATAGTCCTGATTATGTTTCAGATATTGGGGAGACACCTAGTTCTGGTATGCTTGTTGTTAATGTTGTGGATTGTGTGTATAGTTTACCCAAAGTTCAAGTTGGTTGGGTAAATGGTAATCCTTATTATGGGCCTTTCCACGTTCACCCATCAACAGGTGTTAGAATGGTTGGAGCTGCACATGTATCCACTCCTCATGCTACAATATATAATACAAAAGAAGAAAGTCTAGGACTATCTGCACCTGTAACGTATACTCCAGCAGAACAATCTGCAATAGAACAATCTACATTATCACAGACAAATGTTTCCGACACCACAGTTCAGCCTGACACAAGTAATACTACTTCAATGGATCAAACTCAGCAAACAAATCAACAATCTAACACTACTCCTCCTACTGATGATACTAATAATACTGGGTCTACTGGATCAAGTGGGGGCGGAGGATCCAGCGGTGGCGGTGGCTATGGAGGAGGATACTAATGGCTGACGATAATATACAAAAACCGAGTTCAAAATTTACCACGGAAAATAAACTAGGATTTAGAGTTACCTCTGGAATCACATTAACTGATGGTGAATTAAAAAACGAAGTTACAGACTACACTATGTTTACTGATGAAGGTCAAGGCATCGCATGGTATAAGAATGGATTACACCGATTAGTCACAAACGGATGTTCATATGAAACTGTGGGTGTTGGTAAACGTGGAGAACAAAAAGAAAATCAACCAGCAAAAATTATTTGTGCTTCCACTGGTAATATAATTATAGAAGCACAAGATGGTGACATATTACTGAAAGGCAGAAACATAAGATTTAACGCTAGTGATGAACTAACTTTAGTTTCGGACAAACATATAAGTTTGGACTGCGCTGTTTTAAATCTGAAAGGAACTAATACTAATATATTAGCTACCCAAAGATTATCTCAGGGTGCAAACTTTGTGGAATCAGAGGGTGGTGCTGGTAATGAAACTGGAACTTCAACTGATGCAATCAAGGGTGGTTTCTTAGGGGCAATAATAAAAGCCTTCGGTAGATTTAAGGATTTCCTATAATGCCAGCACAATGTTCAATATCAATGGTCGGTGACAAACAAGTCATCGGAGCATTGGATCTATCTTTTCTTCCAGGCATACCAAAGGTGTTCCCAGGCACATTGGTTGCCAATGGCCCAGTTTACTTTGGATTAGTTCCCAACCCAGGCGTTCCTCTCGCTACGGTGATGATAGGGCCTCCTATGAATATACCATCGCCCTTATCTTTACAGGTTCATGGTATATCTAATTACTTTGGTGTCTTAAATGTTATTGCAGTTAGTAACTTTACAGGTTTGTGTACCAAGTTTGGAGTTACAATTAGAAACTCTGCAAGTATAACTAACGGTGTCAATACTAAGAATGCTTTAAACTTAGGGAACGCACCATCAACATTTAATGGACTCGTAACTGTCAACGGAAAGTTAATTGTTTCGTCTGGAATCGCAGTTGCTGGCCCTGTCGTTGGTGCAAGCAGAGCAAGTTTCACTAGTATAAGTGCTGGTCATGGAGCATTTGGTACTGTTGCTGCACCATTTAAAAAGTTTGATATACCACACCCATCAAAAGAATTTCCCCATCGCCTTGCTCATGCTTGTTTAGAAGGCCCAGAGATAGGTGTGTATGTCAGAGGAGTGTTACAAGGAACTAACGAGATTGAACTTCCTGACTACTGGAAAGATCTTGTAGATGATAGAACTATAACAGTTCAGTTAACACCAATTGGATCTCATCAAAATTTATGTTATTCTATAGCTAGAATGAAGGAAAAAACGTGCATACTTGTAAACCCTCATGGTTTCAATGTACAGACAATTCATTGTAGTTACATAGTCCATGCTGAACGTAAGGATGTTAAAAAATTAGTTGTAGAATATGAAGGAGCTGAAGAATGACAGTAGACCCACAAGACATTGCTAAAAGATTAAGAGAAGCAAGAGAACAAACTAAAACAGAATCGACTGCCCTTACAGAACAGTTAGCCTTAATTGACGTAGTAATTGATGAATATGACGAAGTAATCAATAAAATTGATAATAAAATTCAACCACTTTTACCTCCAATCAATCAAAAGATTACTGCCGTACAACAGGCATATTTGGCAAGAATATCTCATGGATGTAGAAGTGACTTAGTATGGTCACAGGTAGACTCTGGTACTATGAATATCTATGGTAATAATAACCAAGAAGTAAAAATATATCAAGTAATAAAAGATCCAAGTACATTTAGATTTCTAGGATACTATGGAGCAAAGTTTTATAAGTTTCCTAAAAATAGAGATTATGGATCAAATGTAGTAGAGATTATCAATACTGCTGATGCCAATTTGGGTAGTACAGCTTTAATAATTAAGGATGAAAATGCCGCAGAGTTAGTTGGCCTCACAACATTTATTAATACATCTGGTGAAACTGTAACTGTTGCTGGTGCAAACGCTGGCATTCAGACAGGAGATTTTATTACAGATGATTTGGATACTCCGAGTATATTTTTGGCTGGTGCTGGAACCTCTGTTACAGGAGTTGGAATAACTCAGTATGCCGCATATAATTATCCAGTTAGCGGATTCTGTACAACCTCTGATAATAAAATTTACGCAGATCAAAAGATAGGAATAATAACTAATTTTAATATTGGCGATGAGGTATATGGGGATGAATTTAAGAGTGGTGCTGGAATAGTTGCTACTGGTACTACTATTACTGGGTTTGGAACTGCTGTTGGTATAGTTAGTTTTATTAATGATGCTGGTATCACCACAGGTGCTGAGGTCGTTTTAGATTTTATAAGTCTAAGTAATGCAGTAATTTCTAGTATAGCTTCCACCATTGGACATACTTTCCATGTTGGTATGGTATCATCATACTACTTTGCAAATTTAAGTGCAGAACCATCTGCTCCAGGCATCAACAGTTCATTCATAGTAATTAGACAGGATGCTGCAGACATTGTATTTGACTCTAGTAAAAATCCAATAGACCCAGTTGAGATAGGTATAGCTCAGGGTAACAATATAGGAAGAGGACATAAACTAGAATTAATTAATAATGGAGATCCAAATATCATCGCTAACTGGCACGAAGTTAGAAACGATCCAGAACCACTTGTAGGTGCTGGTAGAGTAGAATATTATGTTGGTACTACTCAGTGGCCTACCATATCAAGAAGAGATGCTGATGGAGATGTAACTACCACACATGCAACTTTAGGACAGAGAATTATTGTGGGTGTGGGTGCAACAGTTGGTGCTGGTGTAGGATATACAGGAAACCCTCCAGGCGGAAATATTCCAAGTGATTGTGGAACTTATGACTCTGCCATTGCTACTGCTGAAGATGAAATGAATAGTATAATTCAACAAAATACACCCATCATAAACCACTATATAAATGGTGCAGATTCAATGAGGCAAGTGAGGGATGAGGACGAAACTACTGCATGGGGACTCATGCAAGGACTGGGATTTAACAGTAACAAAGCGTCAAGACAATTAGGACAAGCAGAATTGATTGAGGATTTTGATTGGGAAGACATACTTGGTTGACATTTATTCAACATTATACTAAAATATCATTATGATACACTACCCATATTGGTCTTGTTATGATGGACTAGGCCAAAAATATTGTGATTGCAGCCATGAAAAATATGCGATCAGAACTTTAGAGTTACATGAAGGTGAGGGATTTACATATAAACGCATAGATGCTCCCAAACCATTACCACCACATATTGTAGATGTTACTGCTGAGCGTGAAGGTGAATTACCTGGCCAGCAAGGACTACCTAGTGCCAATAAGTTAGGACAACAAGAAGCACAAGAGAGATTACATGATGATATAAGAAAACAATTGACAGAGAGTGAACTAGCTACATGGGATTCAGAAGGTGAGTATGAAGACTGGCTTTACTAACTATGATACACATTGATTGTTGGACAGAAAGATTAGATTGGTCACAGTATGATCTAAGTAAGGATGAAGTTTACGTTGTAGATAATTTATTTCCTGGCTGGTTTATACACTATGTTCATGAGACTATAATGAATAGTTATGGGTGGTATTATGGACATACTAGTGGATATCCAGAGGATGGCCATGATATTGGTTCAGATCCAGACTGGCCTGAGGTAGGAGCCTTAAAACAATCAATATTCCCACCTAAATCCCCTCATGCCAATGATTCTTGTTTTAAGATGATCTACAGTGCTGTTATGAGTAGTTTGCCTTTTGAAGTGGAAATGGGTGAAATTCTAGTAAATGGGCAACAATGGATTCATAACACAACTCCACATAAAGATTGTGAATGTGACAATGGCATAAGTTTTTGTTACTATGTAAATAAAGAATGGGATTCTTCTTGGGGAGGACAGTTGATGTATAAATTAGATAATGAATGGTATGGAATAGACCCTGCTCCAGGCAGAGTAATACTATTCAAAGGAAATATAGAACATCATGGTAATCCACCAAATGAATCATATAGAGGACTAAGATCTAGTCTTGTATATAAAACTATGAGAAAAGTGCCACTACCTCCAAAATGAAGAAAGAAATTTTCGCCATACCTATTTTTGAAGATGAAGTTGATCTTGACAAAATAGTACTTCCTGATATAGAATTAGAAAAGACATGGGATTCACAGACACCCACCACATTCGGTAAACAAGATCCAAAGTCTGTTCCCAAAGATACTTGGGAGTACTTGTCTGAGGTAGTGAACAGAAACCTATATCCTGGCGAATGTATGGGAGCTAATCCTAGATTTGGCCATGTATGGAAAAATGTCTATGGTAAAAACGATTATCAAGATGTTCACATACACCCTAATTGTCAATGGAGTTTTGTAATTTATGTTGATAGATATTCAAAGACTTCATTTCTAAATCCTTCGATCAAGGATATTCAGAATCAAATAGGCAATCAGGTAGCACAATTTCCCCTAGATTACAAACCAAATTTAGGGCCAGGAAGTATAATTATATTTCCATCCTTCCTATTTCACATGGTAAATAGTGGAGTAGAAGGAACTACAATATCAGGTAACATTTACATGGAATATCAGTAATGGCAAAAGAAAACAGAATGACCAAAGAACAGTATCTTGCCGAATGTGAAAAGGTACAAGATACTGCTTATGCAGAACAGGGAAATCCACAAGCCTTTGGTAATGAGTTACTACTTCAGAATATAAATGCTTTTGGAGTAGAAATTGCAAACTTGAGTACCAAAGTTAGAGCCCTTGAGAGGTCTGCCAATGATGCAGAACTCAGAATCATTGGACTTGAACATGAAATCGCACTACTATCCGAGGAGGTTGAAAATGGTAAAACGCACACACACGATAACAAAGAAGAACCCACAACATAATCAGATATGGGAATGGGAAGAGACTCCAGAACTTGCAGCATATATTGCTAAACAGACAGGAGCAAAAGTTTTAAACGAGAAACCAACTGTTAAGTCCTGATGGACGACTTTAAAAAAGCCATGTAGGTGGTGTGACCGACATTCTGGACAGGGGTTCAATTCCCCTCACCTCCACCAAGGGGGTGCCAAGGATTTCGACAGGGTATACGGAGCATGACTGAAAACCTGCTCGGAGAGCAAACCACAGATGCAAAATCATCTGACACTGC